TACAAGCATCCAATCAGAATAATCGTTTGTAGTGCTTGCGTTTTTAGAAAGTATCCACTGAGGTTCCCATCCAAGATTTATCTCTGGCGATGTTCCGCTATAACTCCCACACTTGATAATGTCAGCATCACCATCAGGGCCGAAGTCACCGTCACCGTCATTGTGGGCGAATAGATAGGCTACGTAGGTTGAGCCAGAACCGTTAACTGCACTGTCTGCATCCAGAGTAAAGTCTGTGCTTGTAGGTGCAGTGTCATTCCAAACGGTCCCGTCCACACGAGCCGCAGTTGTATTTAACTGCAAGTAATAATTCTCTGGAGATGTCGCATCCATACCCCTGTGATAAACAAACCAACCCTCAGAAGTGTTAAGTCTTTTAATTATTATCATACCTGGAACAGAACCAAGGTTGTGGCTAACTGTACGACCAGCAACCGTGTTCCCAGTATAAGTCACCACATCAAAGAACTTAGGGGCTTTGCGGAATGTCCAAGAGGCGTAGTCGTTTCCACTTTGATTGATATTTCCAGAGTCAAGCATTGACCAACCATCACTATTAAATGATGTTAGTCCGTTTGACTGGTAGTTTTCTGCATCAGTGGTGTTAGGCCTAATGCGATTATATGCGCCACGTTCAGTATCAAAGATATTATGGGCTTGCGTACTATTGCGCATTTTCATCCAAACCATACCACCTTCGCCAGTAGTGCTGGTGTAACTTGTGCTGAAAGCCGCCGTGGGTGGCGTGAAGTTGGCTGTGTATAATGCCTTTCGGGTTACACGGAACTCATCAATTCTACCAGTGAAGCAATAATTGGTATCCCAGTGCGTCCCTAATTTTAGGTAGTTCCATGCAGTTTCCTCACCAGAGACATCAATAGGTGTCCCCTGCAACGTACCATCAATATACATATAGTGGTAGCCGTTGTACCGAACTAAAGCCACATGGTGCCAAGTGTTGTTACTAATGGTGTTCGTATCGCTTCTATAAGCGGGTCTTGTAACGGTTGGTGTATACCTTGATTGCCAAGTTAGAGTATTATTGCTGTGATACATGCCAATATCATAAACTGTATGATCATTTGGATTTGCAAACGCAAAGATACCTTCCGTAAGAGATGCATCATTGATGTACAGCCACATCTCAACTGTGTAATCACCACCACCTAAGTTCAAACTTGGGTCTATAGCAGTCAATTGGCTGTTGCTGTTAGCGTCAAAGTATAGAGATGCAGTTCCAAACTTCTTGATAGAACTACTAGAAACCACCGCAGTATTTGATAAAGAAATGCTGTTGGGGCCGCTATCAGTTATACTGTCGCCTGTGAGGTGAATGATAGTTTCTTCTTCTGTCCCATCACCCAAGTTAATACCATTTTCAATGCGCTTGCCTATGCCGTTCCCTTCATAGACGTGAGTCGAGAACACGTCCTCTACGTTAAGACCACCCGCACCACCGCCACCAGAGGCCGCAGCATTCCCTGCCGCGGCTTGCAGCATCTTTTTCTTAGTTGCCATTTGATTGCTTCCTTGTGTTTACGCTAGTGCCTGTGCAGCAACCATTGCTCTCCACGTTGTACCGCCGTCTGTCGTTGTGAAGACGAAGAGGTCAACACCAGATGCAGTTGCTGTCAGAGTAGGTGCCGTGCCTGAAGGCCAAGTGACTGTAGGCCACGTGACAGTGTATCCAGAGGCTGATGCATCTTGGATAAGTTCAAGGCTGAAGGTGTAGGCTGTCCCAGACGCTGGTGGGTTACTGAAAGTAAACGTAGTGTTCTCTGTCAGTGTGTGACTAAAGGCGTTACCAGCCTCACAGTTGACTGTGGTGGCGTTGGTGCTTGAAGTCACTGCCGCGTAGGTCTCGTTGTAACTGTCGGCAATTAGTTCGCCACCCACGTCCACAGCACCACTAAAAGTACCACCAGACGCAGCACTCACGAAGTCTGTAGGGATTGCTGGTGTTCCTGTAAGGTCACTATATGCGCCTGACGTTGCCACTGTAGATAAACTAGAGGTGGCAGCCTTAGCATCCAACTGCGTTTGTATTGCGCTGGTAACACCAGACGTGTGATTAAGTTCGGCTGAGGTAGCCGTGATGCCCAAGTCGCTTAGTGTCGAGACTGACCCAATGCCAGAGCGAGGCAGTGTGATGTCAGCGTTACCAGTGCCGTCTTGGGCAGAGATTGTGATAGAACCGCTTGCGCTGTTTAGCTTGAGTGGCATGTGTCACCTCTTGTTTTCTATTATAAAGATTTAAGTGCATCGAAAGTACTGACCTCTAAGAGGCTGTCAGTTGGGACTTCGATGGTTATGTCGGAGTTTATCGCGGACCCATCACCAAGGCGGTAGTGGGTCTCTGCGTCTAGTATCTTATCGTCTGCTAGGGTCTTCTGAGCGAAACCGCCAGATATACCGTCAGCAATGTCTCTTGCTTTACTCATAGTTGGGTTCCTTATCTAGCGAATAGCAATATAAAGATAATTTCCAGTGTTTGCATTATAGCTTATATCAGTTGTACCTAACCTGAAGCCTGTTGACGTTGGATTAACAAAATTACTACCAGTAGTAGCGGGGAAATCTCGGTCAATATTTAATTCTTCATCATTCCCCGCCGAAAAACCACGAACATTATCAATGATGTTCCAGTCTGAGCTAGTATCATACCGTTTAATAATTAGAAATTGAGGCGTCCAACCAATATCTATCGTTGGGCCTGATGTTGAACCATTACCTGTGTACTCACCACAAGCAATAAAACCATTATCATCCGTGCCATCAGGATCATGCGCAAAAATATAAGCAACGTAACTGTCGCCGTTATTATTTACACTAGAATTAGTGCCTAGGGTTATAGTGCTACTGGTTGCATCAGTATCATTCCAAACTGTGTTTACTGTTCCCGCCCCCGCCTCATTGTTATTTTCAAGATACTTGGTGCCACCTAGTGATGTATGGTAGTTTATCCATGATCTGCCAGCATTCATCTTTTTGACCATCATAAAGCCAACATCGGTTCCAAGGTTATGGCTAATTGTACGCCCATTTACTCCGTTGCCTATCCATGTTTGAACGTCAAAGAAACGCGGCTGCACTTGAAGCGACCATGCAACATACGAAGCGGCATTGCTGTTAATATTTCCAGAAGAACCCATGGTCCATCCATCAGTGTTAAATGAAGACAGACCATTTGCTTGGGTGTTTTCAGCATAGTCTTGATTGGGCTTTAGTCGTTCATATGCGCCGCGCACGGTATCATAAATATTGTGATCTTGCCCTGTTCCATCACGCCTTTTAAGCCAGATAGCCCCATCGTTTGCACTAAAATTCATTCCTGATGTTATAGTTTGAGTGCTGCCGTTGCCAGTGTAGGTTGTCGTTTCAAAGTAAGGGTTTTGTAAAGATGTATCTACCTCAACCGATCCAGCCTTAAAACCACGCACAGACCCACCGCCAAACGTAGCCAACATAGGCGCGTATAGCGGTTTCTTTTTGTTAGGCATCCATAATGTCATATGTTGCCCCCTTATGCATACTGAGTTTGTGACGCTAGAACAGTGAATGTTGCATCGGCAGTTTTAATGATTGTAAAGGTGTAGACGTCTATGCCACTTGCGTTACCAGCCGTTGGCGCAGAACCACCTGACCACTTTGGTGTGACCGCTGTACCGTCAACTTGATAGGCGTTGAGGTAGTAGGCTGTGGAGCCTTGGGCCATCAAAATTGATGACGTAATAGACTGCCCAGTAGCAAGAACACTGTTAAGAGTTGTAGATGAATTACCTCTAAAGTTTACGGTAGCGTTTAAACTCTGATTATTCGTAAAGAACAATATGCCTTGATCTAAAGCGTTAAAGCTAAAGGCACCACCTGTTGAAGTTGTTGTGGCAACCTTCTCAATGACTTCCTCGATGTCCAGCGTACCATTCACGGTCAAATCAGTAGCAGTCAAAGCACCAGTCAACGTACCACCAGCCAAAGGCAACTTAGTTGCAATGCTGTTCGTCACCGTAGTGCTAAAGTTAGCATCGTCGCCCAAGGCCGCTGCAAGTTCATTCAGGGTGTCTAGTGTTGCGGGTGCGCTATCGACCAATGCAGACACAGAGGCGTCGATGTCAGCCTGTGTTGCATACCCAGACGCAGCCGATTGGACTGCGGCGACCTGAGTTGTGCCTTCAGTCTGCACTAGGCCAACCTGAGTTGTGCCTTCGTCAATGACGTCTTGGACTGCGATAGATGGGTTCAGGGCTTCTACAGACTTTGAGAGAAGTAGGAACTCTTGGGCATCTGTAGTGCCGCTAGTGTTGTTCATTTTGGTCTGTAGATTAGACTCAAGTGTTGTGAGTGTTACTGCCATGTTTATAATCCTGCGAGTGCTAGAGCCTTGACACCATCAATCAGGTTGTCAGTCTGGGTTTTGTTGTAGTGGTCTGCGAGTTCAAAAGTGCCAAAGGACATGACCGTCACGATGTCCGAAGTGACCGCTGGATACGCCAGTGTCACACTTGTGCCGTTAGTTGCCGTGAAGTCTGAAGCATCCAGCATGACACCATTAAGAAAGACGAATGCGTACAGTGGGTCATAGACCGCTGGGAACACTGTTGTGCTTCCTGAGTATGTACCAGCGGATGTAGTCTTAGGCGTACCCACAAGGTACGTGACGGACTGTGAGACACCATTGACTGATGAACCAGCCGCTTGCCAACCAGCCGTACCATAGACCTTCATGATGTTGGTGCCAGTGTCGAACCACAGGTCACCTGAGTTTACGTTAGCACCAGTCGGGGCCGTAGCACCAACGAAGTACGTGTCGTTGAATGAGGTCAGGCTGTTGATGTTCTGTGCAACTGTCTGGACAGCCGAGATTGACCCACCGACATTTGCCACGTTGGTTGCGTTGGTTGCGACAGTGCTTAGGTCAGTCTGATTGATACCAGCGACTGACGAAATGTCCGCACTGATGGACGCCAATGATGTGACTTCTGAACTTAGGCCAGCCAAAGTCGTCACGTTACTAGCGATACCGCTGACACTTGTGATTGCTGCTAGGTTCGTGTTGACGTTACCAACGATGTTGAGGTTGGAGTTCAGGTTGGTCACAGACGCCATGTTTGTGCTGACGTTAGTGACTGAAGTGATGTCACTGGCTACTGCCGAGACATCTGAGATTGCACCCGCAACCACCCCCACATCACCACCGACACCAATCTGTGCAGCCAAGGCATTCACGTTGGCTATGTCGGTTGCTACTGTCGAGACATCGGTTATGTCAGTCGCTACTGTGGTCACATCCGCAATGTTGTTCGCCACAATCGCCAAGTCACCGTTGGCTCCGATCTGACCCGCAAGTAGGTTCAAGTTGGTCAGAGACCCAGCCACTGAGTTGACGTTTGAAATTGAGCCGCCGACTGAATCGACGTTGGTCACTGAGGCCGCGACTGTGTTCAAATCGGCTATCTCAGGCACCAAAAGATTGACGTTTGTCAGAGCATTCGAGACTGCATTTACGTTGCCGATCGAGCCTCCAACAAGGTCCACGTTTGCGATTGAGGTCGCTACAGTCTGGACGTCACTAATGTTGGCTGAGACAACAGTCACAGGCTGCCCTGTGCCTAGGTTGTTTGCTACCTCGTTGACGTTGGTGATGTCACCAGAAACAACATTGATAGCGTTGATGTTGGATGTCAGGGCAACAGTGGTTACTGCACCAATGTTACCTGAGACGTCGATGACAGAGTTAATGTTCTGCCCCACGTTCACGACATTGGTGTCTGTAGCCCAATACTTCGCTGAGTATTCACCGTCTGCAACAGGGTCTACAAGTTTCGTTGCCCAATCTCGGGCCTCTTGCACGTAGGATTCTAGGGTATCGACCTCAGTGTTCTGTAGACCTGACCCTGAGTAAAATGATGTCTTAGCCATTAGTCAAATCCTCAGTCTTGATATGTTGCAGTAGGCTGCATAGCCTGTACGGTCCCTGACACCTCCGCATCATTTGCTTGTTCCTGTAGTTCCGATAAGAACTGTACGAACTTTGTTTCAAACAAAGGTCCACGTTCATCTAGGAAGTAATCACTGGCGTAACCAAGTGCGCCGTAAGTGATTAGGTCAGACGCAATGATTGCCAAGTCGTTTTCATCAGTATCTGCTGTCATCTCTGTGAACTGACCATAATAGTTCATGGAGATACTGCCTGATGTTGGGTAGGGGTAGATTTTGATGTTCTCGCCTTCGCGCGTGAAGTATCTAGGAGTTCCGCTTTCGGCTGGTTGTGACATCTCGACATACTTGGATAGCGGAACACGAGTTAGGTTTGTGTTTGCATAGTACATGTCGATAATCTCAAGGAAGTCGGCGGGGATGATAAGCGTCGAAGTGCTTGCTGTTAGGTTATACGTCTGCGTCTTTTCCATCGGAGGAATGCGCAAGACACGCTGCGCACGTGAGATACTCTGGTCAATAAAGGTGTCAGCCAAGGCATCACTACAGTCTGTGCGGTTTAGTAGGGCTTTAAAGTGCGCCCTGATTTCACCTTTGTTCATTTCTTATGCCCTTCTGGTTTTAGGCTTAGGTTTGTTTTTGGCTGTCTTAGCGGCACGTGCAAAGTCAGCGTCAGTCGGTGCGCCCTTCTGACCTTTCTTGCGTGGCTTTTTGCCAGCCTTTTGATTTGCGTGGATGTTGGCGTATAGCCCTCGTTTAGCCATTAGACTTTCCTCTCGGTTGCCATGAACATCTGTAAGTCTTCGGCCTGAAGTTTTTTGACTATTTCAGGGCCAGATGCTTCCCAGATGTCAAAGCCTTCGCGTAGCCACTTCTCGACCACCGCAGTGGGAATAGAGGCGACACGGTGAAACTCGCCCATAGGCTTTTGTGTACTTTCGTTACGTGCGTCCTTGAGGTCGTCTAGGAAAGCCTGTGAGATATGCTGTGTGTGCTTACGGACAGTTTCCCCTGCTTGCTGCATGAAGTCTGTGTCCGATTGAATCAGGTTGGGGATGTTTTTTTTGTAGTCATTCTGTACTTCCTTGAATCAAAAAGGCCGCCCAAGGCGACACAGTAAGGAGAGCAAAACCTGTGTTACCGAGGGCGGCCTAATCTAAAGAACCGCTAGGGTTCTAAAGAGGGCTTATGACAAACCAGTGATTTTCACTGAGTCTGCAAAGTTCATGTGCTTCACTGACATCTCGCCAACGATTTGGTGACGATCTGAGTCACCGTTCTTCGCTAGAAGTGTGCGTGTGAATGGACGTAGAGTACATGTTTTGAACATTGATGGGTCAATCAATAGAGCGTGTGATGACTCTAGGTGACGGTTCAAAATTACACGGTACTCACCGTATGGAGACACGTATAGGTCGATTGCGTTGACCAATGTTTTGCCTTGCGCAATCTCACGGTTACGACCTGCTGACGCAGAGAAACCAGCGACGATTTGTGCATCACCTGGCTTAATCATAAGTGTGTCAACGTCTGAACCGTTGTTGTATGCAGTTTCACCTGCTTCCAACAGTTTCGCTTCAGTCAATGGGTCGCTTGCGTTTGCACCAGCGTCTACTGCTGTAGAAATCTGGTTGATTGCAGAAGCCATTTGACGTGCCGTAGAACCAGAACCAGTCACGGCTGCTTGGTCTGCACCAACTAGAGCAAATTCTGCATCGCGCTTGATTTCTTTAAGGGCTTTCGCCAACTGATGAGCGGTCTCTTTCGCTCGCCCATAGGTTGCAATCGCGTCTGCTGTTGCAGAAACTTGGAAACCTTTGGTCAGAATCTGGGTGTTGTTTGTACGCTCTACGGCGTCAATCAATGTACCCATTACGGCGTCCGCGCCTTCAACTGCTGCGTTTGACCCAGCCGCTGCAAGTGAATCCTCAAGCCATGAGAATGTACGTGCAGAGACTTTTTCGTCTTTGAACATCGTAAATGCAGGTGTGTCGAAAGGCGTAATGTCGGTGATGATGTCAGCAACTGACTCTTTCTTACCGACCTGATCGTATGTTGTATATGTTGCCATTGGTATGAATCCTTCTTGTAGGCAAGAGTTTACTCTTCCCAGCGAGCCATAAGGGCTGCGGCAATATCATCCGTGTCACCACCATAACGAGGGTTGCTACGCAGTTTTGCTTGAGCGTCTGCTGCGCGTTTAGCCTTCAATGTTGTTTTGGAGGGTGGGGACTTCTTAGAACTCAAGACCTTTGTTCTTGTAGACTTTGACTTTGTCACTTTAGCCTTCGCTTTCTTTGATTGCGCTGACTTCTTTGACTCATCGTAAAGTCTCGCTTTGTTAATCAACATGATAACCGTAGGGTCTGTGTATTGATCAACTTGCTCTTGAGGCAGACCTGATTTTACAGCGTAGGCACGAATGTCATTGTACAATTCGTTGCCCCAATCTGGCAGGTTCTCTTCGAGGACACGCACACAGTCTGTGGCTGCCTTTTGAATCGCTTGCTGCTGATTGCCCTGTAGTTCTTGAAGTAATGAGTTGCTTTCCTCTTTGAGGAACTTCACATCGTCTTCGGCCTGACGTGCATCTTGTCTGAGTTGGGCGAATGTTTCAGCGTCCATCTGCTGGGCTGCTAGTAACATATCCATCTCTGAATATGGGGCTAGTCGGGCCTCTGCACGTTCTAACATCTTTTGGTATGCTAATTGCGTTCTTTGGAACTCTTGTTCCGCAACTTTGCGCTGGGATGCTAAATCTTGAGACTTTTGTGTTAAAGATGCTTCTTGACCATAAAGTCTTTTCAGTTCCTTCACGGATACCTGTTTGTTTTCACCTTTTACGCTGACTTCGACAAGGGCGTCTTCGGACACAGTGGTTGGTTCCTCTGTATCGTCTTCTTCGACCTCTTCTTCGTCGTCTTCTTCGTATTCTTCGGCTTCATCAGTTTCTTCAGGGTCCGTGTCGTCCTCTACTTCTTCTTCAAGGTCGTCATCGTCATCTTCATAAGCACCCTCTTCAAGGTCTGTCTCTTCGACCTCTTCGGGTGTCGCATCTTCGTCTTCGGGTTCAGATAGGTTTTCACCGTCATCCCACCGACCTAAGATTGCATCTGCGGCGTCATCTAAATCCAACGCGCGGGGTTCTGAGTTACTGTTTGGGTCGTCTGTCATAGACCTAGTTCCTCTTGGCTATTGTCGCCTTGAGCCAAAATGTTATCTCGCACTTCAACTCTCTGCTTTAGGGTGTTCACCACGTCTGCGATTGCACGATAGTGGTGGTAGGAAGTCTCACGCTTCAACTTGTCGTCGGGCTGTGAGTTTACAAAAGTAGAGAAAGCACTCTCCACGATTGAATCGACAACAGAAGTGAACGCAGGGGCCGATAGTACGGCCTCTGCTTCATCCCCTGCCGTCACAAGTTGCTCTTCTTGTGTAGGCATGTGTAACCTTATGCTATTTACCCATTAGGGCTTGCGATTGCTCGGACATCCTCAGCACGTTTCGCAATCTCCAACTCTTCGTAGTTGACTGCTTCTTTGTGTGCCTGTTGTGACTCTTGTAAGTCCAGTTTGTCCGACTGTAATGCGAACTGCTGCTGTGCCTTGAGTTGCTCAAGTTCCAACTTCATGCTCGCAATTTGCGCGTCAGTCTGTGCTTTAAGTTCAGCAACTGCTGTCTGACGTTCTTGGACCTCCATCTGCTTCTGCGCAATTTGCATCTGCATCTGGGAGGCGGGGTCTGGTTGTTGTGGTGGTATTTGACTAGGATCGAGTAGATAGTCAGCAACATTCTTAATTCCACTTTTGTCTAGGATAGCACTCAGCATCTTGTGCTTCTGCTGTGGTCCGTACATCTGCTGTAGAGATGGGTCGGCACTAAACAACTGGTGGAACGCAAGATACTTCTGAATCTGTGTCTCCTGTTCACCATAACCAAGGTTGAACTCAACCATCACGTCACGCTTATCAGACCATTGTGCTGGTGTGATTTTGACGTAAGTACCCGCTAGTTCGACTATCTTTTCCATCGTCTCGTTCTCGACACACAACTGGTAGACAAGGTTGAACAATGGTTTCAGGAAGTTGTTAGCGAAGTTACGTGCGATAATCTTTTGACGCTGCTGGGACATAGTCGCCAGTTGCTCAACCATCGCTGCTGAGTTCTGTTTACTGATAGCATCCTTGTTCAAGCCCTGAGATAGACGTGAGACACCTGAAGTGTCCTCTTTGTCTTCATCCAGCATCTGTATGGTCTGGAATATGAAGGGGTTGAGGGATGCCTGAGGCATTGGGTTGATTGCATCTGGACGTGTGACATTCACGATACCGCCGACACGGTTGTCAATAAGTTCACGTGGGTTTGTCAGTCCACCTTTGACCACAGTGTAGCGAGGGTTGTTAGTAACCATCGCGTGGTCAAGGATTGAGCGTGTCAACACAGTCCGTGCATTCTGAATGGCAATCAACTTGTCTGCGAAGTTGTTACCGTGGAATGCGTGTGGGATTGGTAGAGGTACGAATGCAACAAACGGCATACGTGTCACGATGTCTTTAGACAGCATGACGTTACCTACTTTCACGACACGGTATAGGTCTGTAGTCCCTTTTGCGTCTACATCCAGAGGCAAGTACGCTTCAACGACTGTCACCTGACGTGTTTGCTTTTGGTGACCCTTGCCAGCCGTGAAGCCACGTCCAGCACCGATGTCATCGAAACGAGATAGAACCTCAGGGTCTGTGTCAAAGTCGTTGTCTTCGTCACTGATGTCCATGACAAGGTCTTCGTCATAGCCCATCTCAATCAGTTCTGCGATTGTCTTACGTGTGCGGTGAGCAACGAAAGATGCAGATTCCAAAGAGCGACACTGTGGTTCGATTAGGAACTCTTCAGGCGCAACGGACTCAATCTTGACCTGTGAGGTGTCACGGAAAACACGAAGTTCACCAGTGTACAGACCAAACTCATCCTCTACGATTTCCTCAATCTCAACCATGTCATCAGACAAGACTGCATCAAGTTCCTCTTCGGTTAGGTCTTCGACATACTCAAGGTAACTATCAGTCTGCTGTTGCCAGTAGACCTTGGCTACCCCTGCCCTTGCAATCAGACCATCATGAATGACTGTCTGCATCACCTCGAACAAATTGTTCTGACGGTGGAGGACGTAGTCGGTGTACTCTGTACAGACTTCAGCCATCATCACGTCTTCTGGTCCTTGCGGTGAGAAGCGTAGAGTGCGGTTGCCTGTGCTGAATGTTTCGAGAAGTGCAGCCTTCATGCTTTCCACAGCATCGTAGACGTCCTGAGACACATACTTGCTGTTTCCGTCATGCACTGGTTTCGGAAGTTTTGCCGAGTAGTAGTCCATAACACGCGAACGTTCACGGCTCAGTTCACTATCCGCATATCCAATGGACATTCGTAGGCTGCTATCTACGATTGAGACGATTTTATCGTCATCAAGTTCTTTAAGTTCTTTCATCGTTAAACCATCTCAATATATAGATCATCGACTGCCTCTATTGGTTCCCAAGCACCCTCATGGATGTGGTTGGCTAATGCCAAACTCATTACACAGTCATCGAAGCATCCAGACTCTGCCTCCATGCCACCAGTGGTGTTCACGATGTATGTCAGCATCTCTCGGATAGTTACTTTGTCATTAAGTTCGATAGTTCCCTCACGAACCGCCGCCCTAAGTTCATCAATGACTAACGGCTTTGTCTTGGATGTGGTGGTAAAGCCCAACTTGACGGTCTCTTTGTCCGTCAGTTTGTCTACCTGTATCTCAGTGTAGAAATTAGGGTACGCCATGTCCTTGCCGAGGCGTGTACACGTAAGGATACCGTGGCTGTTGTTCTCTACGATTATCAAAGCGAAGTTAAAGAACTCGCCTAGTCTGTAGAGTACCTCAGCGAAGTAGTCTGGGTGTACTTGCGCACGATAAGATGCGACCTGTCTTTTCTTACTGTCCAAGACTTGCGCCACAGACCAGTCTCCACCTCTGACACCCATCGCAACGTCAGCACCGATTGTGTATCTCTCGCCTGAGTCATACTTGCGGTACAAGGTGAGTTCACCTCTGACATTCTCTAGCCACTCTTCGCCCTCTAAGGCCAAGTTTGCTACAGGGTCACGTGTGTCACCTAGACGTTCCTGAAGTGCCTCTGGGTTGAACACAGGGCGACCTGTGGTCAAGAAGGCTTCTTCTGGTTCTGCTGGGTATTCTTGCTTGAAGAGGTCGATGCCGTTCTGGGCAATCTTGCGTCTACGGAACATAAGTTGACCATCGTCCAACTCATACTTCTCACACAACTCTTCCTCTTCAGGTGTACGCTCGAAGTTCTCTGGGACATTCTCACGGTACTCAGGGTCCATGAACCAAGGTATGAACACAGGTGTGTAACCGTTGGTTCCTTCTACTGCACCCTTCCATAGGTCGTAAAAGATGCCAGAGACACCGTTAGCCGTACTCTCGACAAAGATAGCCGTACCCTTTTTGTTAGGCACAGCCTGTGTAAGACCGTTCCAGTTCTCAAGTGCTGTAGACTTCGACCAGAACGCAAGTTCCGAGGCGTGTACGTGCGTAAGCGTCTCACCTCGACCAATACTCTCACCACCTGCCGTAGCAACCACATACGAACTATCCAATACGTCAAACGTAAGTTCTCGACGTGATGAATACTTGGTGTGTGGTTTCAGTAGTTCAGGGCAGTTCTCGTGGTAACGCTTGGTCATATCGAACAAGGCTCTCGTACTGTCACTGTGGTGCGTAATCACCATTGCCTTACACGCTTTGCGCTGGGACACGTTGTGATACAGGTAACCACCGACATAGGTAGACAGACCTTGCTGTCGTGCCTTGAGGATGATGATACGGACCTTACCCTCTTCTGCTAGTTGCTTCTCTACTGCCGTCTGCAAAATGCGCTGGGCAGGTTTTAGTTTCAAAGGGCTGATGTCGCCGTCTTTGGTTCTAATCTTGAGTGCTGATTTAGCGTAGAAGGTGAAGTCGTCGTAGAGACGCTTGCGTACTTCTCTAAGTTTCTGATCCATCTTGCTCTTCTTCGTCATCGCTAACTAAAAGCGACTCCAAGAAGGCTTCAGCCTTGCCAATAGTAACTTCGCTTTTTGCAGCGGGTTTTGTCTTAGTAAAGTCCAAGACCATACGCGCGGCTGTCAAACGGTCACGGTTTTGACACGGCTCTCGCATGATTTCTACGGCTGCTTTTAGAGCCTCAATTGCGTATTCGTCGTCGATGTTGTTATCTTTGGTCATCTTAGCAACAATCCTTTCGGCATCTTTTTTCGCCTGTTCTCTGATTGGTGTAATGGCTTCCAAGGTGTACCCATCTCGTGTCCCTTTAGGACGTCCCGCATTCTTACGAGGCTTTGTTGACCACTGCTTTCTTAGAGCGCGACCTTCCTCGGTTTGCATCAGTTTTGCGAAGTAGTTTGTCTTCCCCGCCTGATGTGCCTTCTGCGGCATCGTTAGTTCCTTTTTGGGACTCTTCTTTCTTGGGTTCTTGGGTGCGCCCATCACTTTTTACTCCTAATAGACTTCCGATGATTTCAAGTGTCTCTGGACACGCTTTGCAAAACACAGGGGCTGGTAGTTGTGCAGCCATTTCTTGCAAGATTGAATCTTTTTGGGCCTTCGTCAGTCCAGATGACTTCACGGCCTGAATGCTTTGCAGCAGAGGCATTAAGTCAAAAGCGGTTTTATTCATAGGTTTGCTCTCATTGGGGGTTGTGGATGCCCCCGAAGGGACACCCTATGCTGTTAAAGCACCGTCAGGCATTGGTGGTTCCTCATCGCCACCAGCGGCAGCGACTAGACCCATCGCCATAGCGACAGCGAGTATGGTTGCGAATGGATGTGAGTAGAACAGAATCTTACCGTTGTTCGCTTTGTCAAACTCAGCCTTAATCATCTTACTGTTGATAGGCATGATTTCCTTAGCGAGACGAGGGTTCATCAGATACAGCCACATTGGGTCAACTGAGAGTTCAGGCGCACTGCTTGTGTAGGCTCGGTAGTTACGCAAACGGTTTCTGAAACTTACCATTGTACCAGCATCGTTGTTCTGCACGGCTTTGTTGAGTTCATCTAGTAAATACGTCAGAGAACTACGAGGTGCCTGAGTTTCACTTGGATTACTCTCAATGTACGCTTTACCTGCTTCTTGGAACGCAATGATTTCCTTAATTGCAGGGTGGTCTAAACCTTTAGACTCAAGGATAGGCTTCATCACAGAGTAGTTGTAACTGTTCAGTCCTACTGTGTCGTACTCACCTGTACCTTTGTTTTGTACACCACCCATACCAAAACGACCTTTGCCATCCATGTTACCTTGAGTAAGCGAATGGCCCATCTCGTGTAGTAAAGTGTGAAGAGATTTCAGTGTGGTTGTCTTTACGCCTTGGAAAGAACCTTTCGGTCTAATACCGAATACACTACTACCAAAACCCTTCATGTCAGGGGACCATTGGTGGACACCTCTTGTGCCTTTACCTTGCTTTGTGGCCTTCTGTAGCGCAGTACCACTGTTCATAAGTTGAGCGGTAATACCAAGAAGTTTTGCAGCTTCGAGGGCTGTGTCTACGTCTTGGATACCGTTCTCGTACTTAGAACCCTTCTTGCCAATCTCAATGATTGCTTTGGCTTCAGGTATGTTCTTCTTTACGGTTGGTGTCTTCGGTTTTTTGAGTTCAGGCTTGGGGCTGACCAATGGAGGCTGGGCCAGTTGTGTGGGTCCAGTTCCAGTTTGTCCGCTTTGCCCTCCTGTATCTCCTGATCCACTTGGTCCAACAACTGGCGCAGGTGTGGTGGGAGGGGTTTCAGTTGGTCCGTCATCCGTCTTCTTTGCCTTTGGCTTTGCCTTAGATGCTTTGGCCTTTACTGCCGCTTGCTGCATCTTAATCCTATTTAGATAGGGAGTAAGGTACTTATCTGCAAGTGACATGGATGTTAGGCTCACACGCGCACCATCTACAATCTCAGTTGCTTTGAACACAGGGTCTGAACCTAAGTTCAATCCGAGTTCGTCTAGTGCCTTAGTCAAAACTGCACGGTCACTTGAAGCAATGCTCTTGTCGTTGTTCATGTCATCACGAAGTGACTGTAAGAACGCCTTGTTAGCATCAATACCATCTTGAACGGCTGCTGAACGCGGTTGTACTGGTGTACCGTCTGGTGCGGTTGTCTGGCCTCGCTTACTCTTTGTCTTAGCTGCTGCTTTATCGACAGCCTTGTCTTTGAGTAGTTCGAGTTTCACCAAACCAATGACTTCAGTCAGAGGCGCACCTTCAGATGACATTACACCTGTCTTCTGCATTCTGCGGTACTCTGCAATCGCACGGCGTGTCTCAGAAGCAATATCTCGTGCTTCTATACGCTGTAGGACTTCTTCGACCTTCGCATCAATATCAGTAGGCATTTTGTCTTTAGCAAACTTCGGATAGGCTTCGGCAACACCTGCGAACATTTTACCACGCGGCGAGTTCGACTTGGGTGGCGCACCTTCGTTATACAAACGGACATAGGTCGCTGCCCTACGCGCTGCTTCTTCGTCTTTGGCACGTTGTTTTGCTGCCAAGTCGTCCGCTTTGGCTTTCGCTTTCGCTTCAGCGGCCTGTTGCTTTGCTGCTGCACGTGCTTCGATTTCTGACTTCTTCTTGGCTGCTGCATCATCCTTGGCCTTAATTGCCTGTGCTTGCTGTGCGGCCTTTAGACGTGCTGTACGCCCTTCGACTGCGGGACCAGTTGGGTCTGCTAGACCGTCTCTACCTTTGTTCTTTTTGATGAACGTGTTGAGTTTCGATCTGCGTCCTGTGATTGCGTCAATACCACGACCTGCAATGACCGTAGGAATCTGTACAGCCAAAGACTGACCACCAGTTGCAAGTGCTGCACCAGTGTTGATGTTGCCACCAATGATACCTGCTGGATTGTACGAACGTCCGAATGAAGGAAGTGGGTTGAAGGTGTCTGTGAACTGCGAGATGCCGCCTTTCAGACCGCCTGAGTAGACTTCCGTTACAATATTGGACTTACGAAGTGCATTTAGTAACGCTTGTCCTTCTCTGGTGTTACCTACCTGCTGTTGGACGAAGTCGAGGTTCTCTTTGGTGACTGTAGTGGACACTTTGTTTCGCGCTTGGCGTAGTGTCTCTGCAAATTTGGCTTTTGTT